ACCGATTGCGAGCAGTTAATTAGCAACAGACATACCCCACTTACCAACCTCATATTTTATTTACTTCATAAATATAAATGGTTTTGTTTTAGTTGGATTTGTTAATTGCCCGAGGTCGGGTAACACTCGGTCCGTGTCCGAGGTGGGGTACAAAATGTACCGTGACTGAATGTAGCCACGGTACTTGATTGAGACATCGGAAGTTTGTCTCGGAGGTGTAATCTCCAATAGAAATCATTGCAAAAGTACGAAAAATATGCCCTCTCTGCAACGCCACAATTTAATAACTTAAACTTAACGGATTGACTTTTAATGGTGCAGTGGTGTCGGCAGCACGTGGTTCGTGGCCACGGAGGGCGCAATTTTAATGAGAAATAATATGACTACAAAACAAGTTATTCACGCCCTGCATCTGCACCAAAAATGGCGCAGAGGGGCAATAAGCGAGATGCCATTAACGGCAAAGGAATATGGACAAGCCTTGGACGACGCAATAAGACTATTACGGCAATATGACAAACAGCAAGACAACGGGGCAATGCGGTGATTGCCTGAGGTTCGCCAAAGGACGATGCCCGAAATTCTTTTCTAATTCTGTGCTTACCGCGTGTAATGGCTTCACACAGAGCAAGACTGTAACTGAAAATACACATTTTGAAAGATGCTTATAATTAAAACAAAGAAATTAAGTGAGAATACGGTGATGCCGCAGCGAATGAATGTTGGTGATGCTGGTTTTGACCTGGTGGCGACATCGAGGTGTATAGACAAGAAACATAATGCTGTGGTGTACGGCACGGGGCTTGCATTTGAGATACCTGATGGTTACGCGATGTTCGTATTTCCTCGTAGCAGCAGCTACAAGCACCATGCGCTCATGGCAAATTGTGTGGGCGTGGTGGATAGTGGCTACCGTGGTGAGGTGCACGTTATGTTTCGTGGGCTTGATTGTGACTACGAGGTAGGTGACCGCATAGCGCAGGCTGTGATTATGCCTATACCATCGGTTGAGTATGTGGAGGCAGAGGAGCTATCAGACAGCGAGAGAGGTGCTAACGGGATAGGTAGCACGGGGGTGAAGAGTTGAGGGGAAAGTTGAAAAGTTGAAAAGTTCAGGAGTTAAGAGGAATGTTTTGGAGGTTGGACTCGCAGAGGTGACTTCTTAACTTTTCAACTTCTAAACTTTTCAACTTGAAACTCCAACTCATCAACTACTCAACTTAAAAGTAGCGGTTTTGCCGGACGGCAATAGTTTTGTAAGGTGGAAATAAAGTGTGTGTGAAAGGTTGTTGCACTAATTTCGTGCTATATATAATCAATTAAGAGAGAAAAACTATGATTGGAGCTTTGATAGGTGCGGCGGTGTCGATAGGCAGCCAGATATATGGCGGCATAAAGGCACGTAAGGCTGCACAGAAGCAGGCAGATGCCCTTGCAAACGAGAAGGCGGAGAACACTGCTTGGTATAACAGACGCATGAATGAAGATGTGACACAGCGCGCTGATGCCCAGCGTGTGTTGCGACTGGCGGAGGAGTCGATACGTCGGCGCAACAAGGAGGCTGCAGCGACCCAGGCGGTAGTTGGTGGTACAGAGGAGAGTGTGGCGGCTACAAAGGAGGCTAACGCGAAGGCCCTTGCTGACGCGACGAGCCAGATAGCTGCTGCCGGTGAGGCTCGCAAGGACTCGATAGAGGATAGCTACCGCAACCAGCAGCATAATATTGCGCGCGAGGAGATTGGACTTGATGCTCAGAAGGCTCAGAACACTGCTGAGGCTGTGAGACAGGTTGGCGCGACGGCGGGCAATTTGGCATCGGCAATAGATAGTGGTGATTCGGTGGGGAAGAGTTCGGCAAAAAAATCGAGTGGAACTTCCGTAACACCGGAGAACGTAACACCGGAATATGAAGCTGGAACGCCGGAGTATGGTGCCATGAAATCTATTGAAAAGGCAAGAGCACAAGCACAGAAAAATGCGGAACGCCCTGATTATTCTACAATGACATATCATTTATGATGACAGATACAGACGATGACAAGAAAAAGGCTGTAGCCGTGCCAGCAGCAACTCAGACGAAGCAGACTGGACAGACGAAGCAGACTGGACAGACGCAACAGACTGGACAGACGACAAGCGGTACGACAACGGAGGCTGGACAACAGGCTGCTGGTGGAGTGGCAGATGCCTCAGCACAGAATGCGGGCGGCAATGATGATTTGCCCCCTGCACAGACGTATAGATATACGCACAAGCCTCTGACCGATGATAAGTCGGAGGAGATGCGTGAGCGTGGTATGGCAGAGATGCTTGAGTTGCTTAAGAAGGGCCGTGCCAATTATGCTCCGGAGACAGAAGATGAGCGCAAGAAGCGTGTGAAACGCGAGCGTGCGAATGCTATAATTGCGGCATTGGGTGATGGCATATCAGCTATCAGTAATATGGTGACGTCGAGCAAGGGTGCGCCGAGCATGTATGAGGCTCAGAATGGTATGTTGCCGAAGTGGCGTGAGCGTTATGACAAGGCCAAGGCTGCACGTAAGGAACGTGAGGACAATTACCTTAACTATACAGCGAAGATGCAGGAACTTGCTAACCAGAACTCGGAATGGAAGCGCAAGATTGCGATAGACGAGGCGAACCAAGACCGACTTGATGCTGAATTGGCACGCAAGCAGGCACTTGCTGCTGCCCAGGCTGGCAGAATTGATGCCATGAACAGGAAGGACGACGCAGCGTTTGCGTACTATAACACGAAAGCCGAATGCCTGACCCGTATGTTGCCCTATAAAGTGGCAGAATCTGAAGCGATTGCTGCCAGGAATAGAGCATTAGAAAAGAAGGCAAATAGAAGCGGCAATGGCACGTCTGGCAAGAAGGGCGGAGGCTCGAAGAGCTCTGCCGGTAAGGACTATACAGAGACAACGACAAGAGATTATGTTGACCAGTGGGGCGTCAAAAGGCGTTCAACAACGACGAAGGTGAGGACGCATAAAAAAGACAAGCCTTTGAAAGGGCGGAAGTATTACTAATAAACCGAACAACCGAACATACCGAACGAAATATGGAGACAGGACCAAAGAAGAAAAAACTATCTGCTAACGGCAAACGAGTATACCATGACCTGCAAGAAGCCGGAGGTGATTGTGGTACGGAAGAACAATTTTATGACTTTCTGAATGCGCCAAGAGAGCAAGGATATAAGAACCGTAGAATGGTGTATGAAGACCTCAAGAAAAGTGGTGGCGACCCTGGCACTTATGAACAATTTGCCCAGTGGCTTGGTGTACACCCTATTAAGCCTTCAGCCCCCGTTGCCGCGGCACAGAAGCCAGCAGCGGTGCAGACTGCCCACCCTCAACAGACAGCACAGGCCGCAGCACCGGTACAGCGTGCGCCAGCCGCGAAGCCGAAACCGCGTAACGGGCGGTTGACGGCGGCACAGCGACAGGCATATATAGCGAGGGCGCAACAGATGTCGCAACAGGTTGGCGCATCGGTGCAGCGCGGGAAGAAAGTACTTAGTAGACCGATAAAATTGTTTCATTCCCCTGGTGGTGCCATGGGTTTGGGTGTCAAGGGTGGTGGGTATCAACTTGGCATGAACAGGAACAGCCGTGTGGTGGAATTGGAACCGAGGTTTAACCCTAAGAATGGTAAGATGGAGCCGGTTTACCTGACAGAGTCGGGTAATGAGTATACGAGCCGTGCTTTGGCTGACTTGGAGCAGAATGAAATAGACCAGTCGGTACAGCAGCAACTTTATCCTGGCTATAATGACTATAACGACAAGCAAGCGGTGGCTGCGCAAGCACCTGCTACTGCTGTTGCGGCCCAATTATGGAAGGAAGCCCAGAAGGCGTACGATGCTGAAAGAAATGCGAATGCGAAAGAAGTGTATGGAGGTAATCCATGGCTTCGTGGAGGTCGTGAAATGCACGTTGTAGATGGGGCCACAAACTCAGGCAAGAATGAAGAGTCGCGACTTAAGCACTTTGACTTGCAGAAGATGAGTGACAACGCCTGGGCGCGTGTGGGCAAGCAGATGACGGCATCGTGCTATGCGCGCCTTAGAAAGATGTACCCGAATGCGTTGGAGAGACAGGTGCAGGCGTCGGCGGAGAAAGAGGCACGTGCACTTGTGCAGAATGCTGTGTACAAGTATGCGGTTAAGATGAATGCGCCCAAAAGCCAGTTGGATTTCTTTCTTAGGAAAGCCGTTGATGCGAACCTGTTGACAAGTGTGTTCAGAGGTCTGGCGCGCTACGGGGCTGGCACGACAGGCGACATGGCGGCCTACGAAGCAGCCAATGAGGAATATGGCAAGAGCCACCGTTGGACTGGTGTGTTCGGTACGGCTACGGGCATGGCGTTTGACCCGACGAACTGGGTTGGTGTATATGTAGGTTCGCTTGGCGGTAGGGCTGCATTGAACATAGGCGGCCGCTTTGTGCTGGGGAGTGCTCCTGGTGTGGGTGCCCGTTTGTTTGGCAGCACGATGGCAGGCAGGTTAGCGACTGGTGCGGCAAGCGGCATGGGCATGATGGGCACCTACGAAGGCGTGAAGGAGGCCGAAAGACAGTGGGTGTATGGCGGACACGTGAACCCCGAGACTCGCGAGAATGAGGGCTATTCGGCAGGTGCTGTGGCTTTGTCGGCCCTGAAAGGTGCCGGACTTGGCGCGGCGACCGGTATGGTGTCGCCGTTGGTGGGCAATGTGGCAGACAAAGTGGTGCAAACCACGACCAGCGCGACTGGCAAGGTGGCGACAAGACTTGGCGAGGTAGCGACATCAGCCGTGGCCGAAGGTACGATATTTGCCATGCCGGCAGTTATTTCTGGACAAGAGAGTTTTGTGGACGCGTGGACCGAAAGCATGGCAATGATTGTCGGCTTCAAGGGTCAGCACATGGTTAAGTCAGCTGGCCAGGTTATAGCCGGAATGTGCCCTGTGGAAAATCCGCGGACCATGGAGGAGCGCAACAAGAACCGCAGAGGTTTTGTGGAGAACTTGAAAAGAAGCATGGACGCGGGTGCGAACAAGCAATGGAATGGCAATCAGCCAGACGTTAGATTTACGAAGGAGGAACTTGCCGAGTTGAAGCAGATGGGTTATGGCAACCTTGCATCGCTGCTTACGCCCACCGAGAAAGTACTGCCGCAGAAGAAGCCCAGTCAGCCGAAACGCCCCAAAAACACTGATGGCTTGACGGCATACTTTGATGTGGGGAGTGGCAAGAAAGAGGCAGAGGCAGACCCGAAAATGAAGTGGTTGCAGCAGCACCCCGAGTTTGACGGTTATGCCACGATGGAGAAACTCATGCAAGACCCGAATGTGAGCCAGGCGGCAAGGGCGAAGGCTTATTATATGCTGACGGGCCGTCTGTTGCCGATGGGTACTATTATCGGTTATAACGTGGGTAAGGACGACAAGGGCAACATCTGGGTGAAGTCGGTGACGTCGGAAGGCGAGGTAGTGACGAGCAGACGCTTTACAGATGAGGCATCGGCCAAGAGAGAGGAGGCCAAAATCAAACGCCAGGCAGAGCTCAACAGCGTTGACATGGGCGAGCAATATAAGGAGATGCAGGCCAATGCCGCTGTGGTAGAGACTGCTATAAAGGCTGTGGCTCCGAATGCCGATGTGAATGAGGCCATGCGCGTGTACGGCGAGGTGAAGAAGGGCAACAAAGATTATGACAGTTATAAGGACCTTGCGAAATCGATAGACGAGGCTATTGCGTCGAACCCCGAAGCGGTGGAGAGGGCCAAGACGTTGTTGCCGGAAAACATACGTAAGGATATTGCCGAACAGACTGGTGTGGAGGTGGACAAGGCTTTGGGCAAGCCAGAAGCAGAGCGCACTGATGCAGAGAAGCAGGCTGTGCAAACCTATCTTGAAAGACTTTATGACAAATCGGCGTCAGATGGTGCGGCGACACCCCCCGATGCACAACTTCAGGGTCCGGAGCAATTTGCTGAAGCCTATGCCAAGCACCGTACGCACAAGGGCAGCGGAAAGGTGGTGCCAGCCACGATGAAGGTTGGTGACAGAAAGGTGTATGTTATTGATGGCGATGTGGTGCAATATGCGGACAAGTCGGGCATAGATGTGGCGAAGTCGGACAAGAGTATTGTTGTGTGTGATGCTGAGACGGGCAAGTATGAGTATACGAGTCCGGACCAGCTAATGAATGTTGGTGAGCCAGCGGACCCGAGCACACTGTCGGAGGCGTATATGGCGAACGAGCGTGCGAAGGAGGCTGCTGCCAATGGCGAGGGAACTGCCGAGGGTAATGCGGCTGCCGAGAGTAATGCGGCAACCAATGGCGATGTGTCTGCTGATGGTGGCAAGGCGGAAGTTGTGGAACCTGCCTACACAGATGGCAGCCGTGTTGAGATAAATGGGCATGAGTATGACGTAAAGTCGGCAGGTGAGAAGACTGTGGTGCTTGTTGACGAGCACGGGAAGGAACTTGCTTGGACCCGTAGTGCGCTTGATGCGAAGCTGGAGAGTGGTGATGCTGAGGTGCTTGAACCCAAGGCGGAGGCTGCTCCTGATGTAGCAACGGAGGGCTTGAAGGCTGGTGACGTGTTTGAAGACAGCGATGGTAATGCGCTGACCGTTAAGCGCGTTGATGGCGACAAGGTGGTGGCTGTTGGCGCAGACGGGAAGGAGCAGACGTATGAAGATGGCATGTTTGAGCAGATGGTGGAAAGCGGTGTGCTGAAGCGTGCGCAGAAGACAGAAGAACCGTCTGAAGCGAAAGTGGACCTGACTGATAATCAGGGTAACTCCACTCCTCAACCCGACTTGTATTCTGAGAGCAAAGGTGCGGAGCAATCTTCGGGTGTGCAAGCGGAAGTGCCACAAGCTGAAGTGCAGGAAAATGCTCCTATGCCGATGCGTGTTGTTGGCAAGGGGAAGAATGCGGTGCAGGAGGAGGACTGGCTTGCGACGACTCCGAAGCGTGGTCATGACTATGTGTTCAAGGAGAGTGGTCTTGATGCTGAGGAGGCGAATGCTTTTGTGGAGAACAAGGTGGCTGAGGCTGAGAAGAATCTTGAAAAGGTTAAGGGCAAGGCTCCTAAGATGGGCACAAACATTGCGGCTTACAAGGAGGCTAAGGCAGACTATGAGGCTCGTGTGGCTGAGGCTCAGAAGGCTGTGGACTACTGGCATGCGGTGAAGGCTGAGCGTGACAAGGTGTTGCTTGAGGAACGGCGTGCGCGCAAGGAGAAGGACAAGGCGTTGTATGACGATGCCGTGGCGCAGGAGGAGCAGCGCAAGGCTGAGATGGCGCAGAAGGCTGCCGAGCAGGAGGCTTTGGGGAGTAACGCTGTGGCTCCTGCCATTAAGGAGAAGTGGGAGAATGCTCCGAAGGTAGATGGTGGTGCAGATGAGATTACTTTGCCTAATGGTGAGGTGGTGACCGGTCATTATGTGCTGACGGAGAGTGGTGCGGCGAGTGCTTCGCACCAGGCTACGAACGGGTTTGCGGAGACTGAGGGTTACCCTGTGGACGTGAATGGTGAGACTGTGAATGACCGTGACTATAAGCGTGACGCTGAGGCCCAGCAGGTGACGCGTGGCATGGCGGCAGATTATGACAGCCGTGCGCTGCAAAGCCCTGTGGTGGTGAGTGGTGATGGTGTGGTGCTGTCGGGTAACGGCCGTACCATGGCTGGTGAAATTGCGGCTTTGAATGGTAGTGATGCGAAATATAATGCGTATCTTCGCGGGCATGCCGGCAAGTTCGGTTTTACGACGGAGCAGGTGGAAGGGTTTGAGCACCCGCGTGTGGTGTTTGTGCCTGATGGTGAGATGCCTTACACGTCGGAGACCTTTGCGAAGTTCAACCAGCGTGAGCAGAAGAGCCAGAGCCGTACTGAGATGGCTGTGAAGCTTGGAAAGGTGGTGGACGATGCTTTGTTTGGCCGTGTGATGGACGTGATAGGGCGTCATGAGTCGTTGGCTGAGTTTTATGCTGATGATGCTGCTACTGCTTCTGTGGTGAAGGAGTTGGCTGATGCTGGCGTGATACCTCAGACAGAGATGGCGCAGTTGTTTGACGGTGGCCGTTTGAGCGAGAGCGGTCAGGCTATGGTTGAGGGTGTGCTTGTGGGCAAGGTGTTCCAGGGCAGCCCTGATGCTGTGCGTCAGATTACTGAGGTGAAGAGTATGCGCAAGGCTGTGATGGCTGCTTTGCCTGAGGTGGTGGCTTGTCACCGCCTGGGTGGTGGTTATGACTTGTCGAAGGAGTTGGCTGCTGCTGTAGACTTGGTGTATAAGGCCCGCAAGGCTGGTTTTAAGCTTGGTCAGCATGTGAGCCAGCATGCGCGCCAGGGTAACTTGTTCCAGCTGGACGATGGTGCGACGGTGGCAGACTACAACAATGCTGCTGTGATGATGCTGGCAGACGTGATGAACGATGGGCGTGTGACGCAGCTGAAGAAGGTGCTGTCGTTTTATAACACGCAGGCGGCAGACTCTGCCCAGGGCATTGGTGACATGTTTGCCGGTGGTGTGAAGAGTAAGGGACAGATTATTAACGAGGTAAATGAGTTATTAAACAATGGACAAGAATACGATAGAAGAACCCCGTCCGTTGCAGACGGACAAGGCGTCGGAGGCGAAGGCGGCGAACAAGGCGATGTTGCTGGCCCGAGCCATCAAGGCGGCGCGGGCAGCGAGCGTGGATTAAGTGAGGCTTTTGACGGCCTTGCAGCGCAGCTGAAGACTGCTGAGGGTGATGAGCGTAAGCGTGTGCTTGGTGAGATGCGTGATGGCATTGCGCGTTTTGCTGAGGAGAATGGTTACCCTGTGCCGGAGTTCTTGCTGACGCGTGAGGACTTTTTGGCGGCTGTGCCTGAGAAGGACAGGGCGAAGTATGTTGAGTGGATTGATGATGGTGCGCACATGCCTGCCTATTATACTAAGGGCAAGGTGTATGTTTACGTGGAGGGTTGTGAGACCTTTGACAAAGATGTGAATGAGACACTTGCCCATGAGTATACTCATGCTGATAATGCGGAGTTTCCCGAGAATGTGAATGCGTTGACGTATGCGTTGGAAGATACGCATGAAGTGACGCGTGACGAGCTTCGTGAAATATTGCGTGAAATGTCGCAAGGTGAGCATTACGACAGGGAGGCCGAGAGATTGGAGGCAGAGGGCAAGGACGTGAACAAGATGCTCGCCGATGAGGTTATAGCTCATGCAGTGGCACGCATGGTGGTGGAAGGTGAGCAAGTGCTTGACGGCATCACAAAGAATCCTACGCTGCAATTTATAATTAAACGTGCATATAAAGCAAGAGAAAATGAACGACAATACAATATTCGTGCCCGTGAGAATGCCGAGCGGCATGACAATGCGAGTGAGGGTGACAACAGAGGTGGCTCAAATAATGGAGCGAATGTTGAAGGAGAATCCGCAAATGGAGGAGTCGGACGCCCTGTCAATGGCTCTGAAGGAGGTGAAGTCTCGTCAGAGCGGGGACGCTCAACAGTAAGTGATGGCAAGGAAGTAGCGGCTTCTTCGTTGGAGGGTGCTAAAGTTGGTGTGACCGATGGTGAGAAATCGTCGGCCACTGGAGATGCTTTGCCTTCGGGTAAGGGTGACACCCCGTTGAGTGAGAAGATAGCCACCGCCTCAGCCGAAGTGAACACCGAACCGACAGAGGCGCAGAAAGAAGCCGGCAACTATAAGAAGGGACATGTGCAAGTTGGCACGTTCGACATCACCATTGAGCAGCCGCAGGGCAGTGTGCGTAAAGGCACTGACGCTGACGGCAAGCAGTGGGAAAGCAAGATGAACAACACTTATGGCTACATTCGTGGTGCAGTGGGTGTTGATGGTGACCATATAGACGTGTTCCTCTCTAATGACATTGATGGTTGGAACGGACGCAAGGTGTTTGTAGTGGACCAGTACAACCCAGATGGCAGTTTTGACGAGCATAAGGTGATGCTTGGATTCAACGATGCTGACGAAGCAAAGAGCGACTATCTTGCTAACTATGAGAATGGTTGGGAGAATGGTCGTAGAATTGACGTGACTGCTGTGAACCTCGAAGACTTTGAGAAGTGGATTGCATCAAGCAAGCGCAAGACAAAGCCTTTTGGTGATTACTCGTCGGTGAAGAATGGTGTTGTGCCTTCGGGTGAGGGTGAGAGTGTGGAGCGGAATGAAGTCCTTGAATATGAAAAGGCTTTAGACCATCTGGAAGACGTGGAACAGAAATGGGGGAATAAAATACAGGACTATGTTTTTGAACATTATCCTACTCAGGCTACGACATCGGCAGAAAGCACTTCAGAAAAAGGATTGCAGGAGCGCAAAGCAATGAAGGCTGACCCCGTGCTAAAGCAGATGTATGCAGAGGCAAAGAAGGAAATAGATGCCGCAGATGAAATGGTAACGCAGAAGTATAGTGCTTTGCCAGAAGATTTGCGTCAACAGAAGGCTGTCGGAAAGTCGGCACAACCTCCTACGCGTGAGGAGTCTATACTTCGTGATGTGGTGATAGAGCACATGAAGGGCAGTGGCCTTGATGTGCTTGGCACGGAAGATGGCCAGCGTGTGCTTGACATGGTGAACGAAGACGGTGCGAAGGAGCATCGCGTGTACCATGGCAGCGGTGCTGAGTTTGACCACTTTGACCATAGCCACATGGGCGAGGGCGAAGGCGCGCAGGCTTATGGCTGGGGCACTTATGTGACCGAGGTGAGAGGCATTGGCGAGGGGTATGCGATACGTTCAAAGAACGGAATTTCAATGAGCCGTGAGGAGTGGTCTTTGAAACGTAGTGAACTTGAATCGAATATCTATCGTGCCAAGGAGCAGTTGCCTTTCCTTAAAGGGGAATATAAGGCAGAAGTGGAAGCTCAAATCTCGGAATGGGAGGAACAGTTAAAGGATTATGAACCACATAATTACCTTTACACTGTTGAAATTCCCGATGACAATGGTGGAAATTATTTGGATTGGAATGGGCCTGTGCCAGCTGAAACTATTGACCGCATTACAGAGTATCTGAGAGAAAAGTATGGTGATGAGGTGGTGAATGGGAGATGGTTGTCTAATCCTTTGTTGTCAAACAAGGGCGTGGACGTTTCGGCAAGGAATGGCGCTGCCATCTACCGTCAGTTGGAACGTGCTCTTGGCAGTGACAAGAAGGCATCGCAATTACTATCGTCGTTAGGTTATGCCGGCATTAAATATCCGGCAGAATTTCGCAGTGGCGGCCGTAAGGACGATGCGAAGAACTATGTTATCTTCAACGAGAATGATGCGGAGATAACTGACCATGTGCGCTTTTTCAAGACCAAGAATGGCGAGGCTTATGGCTTTACTGTTGGCGGCAAGATTTACTATGACCCGAGGATTGCGAATGCTGAGACACCTGTGCATGAGTATGCCCACTTGTGGGCGAGTGCGCTGAAGGCGAACAATGTGAAGGAGTGGAAGAATGTGGTTGACTTGATGAAGGGCACCAATGTTTGGGAGGAGGTGAAGAAAACCTATCCCGAACTTGAAACGGACGATGAGATTGCTGATGAGGTGCTTGCCACGTATTCGGGCCGACGGGGTGCGGAGCGACTTCGTGAGGAGATGCGCAAGGCTGCTGCTGAGGGTGATGGCGTGATGGGCAAGGCTGAGGCTGTGAGTGCGCTGCAGCGTGTGAAGCGTGCCATTGACAGGTTCTGGAAGGCTGTGGCAGACTTCCTTCACATTCACTATACGAGTGCTGAGGAGGTGGCTGACAGAGTGATGAAGGATTTGCTTGACGGCGTGGACCCGAGAAGTATGATGGACGGTGGCAAGAGCCTTCGTCCTGAAACGCGTATCAATATAGTGGAAACTAAGTCCGAGCATGGCTTTAAGAATTATGCCGAAGCTAAGACTTGGGCGAAGGAGCATATAGCACGAACTTATAGCGGTGAAGAGACTGGTGGCAAGGGTGATATACGCATCAGCAATGCGGCCGTTGACAAATATTTGTCGCAGAGTGCAGTTGACAAGAGTGAGAGCAAGGACGTTCACTTGGCTGTGTTGAAGGTGTTGCCTGATGTTATTCGTGAAAGTGTAGATGCAGAACAGCATGCGGACTTTAAGAAGGGGAAAGATGGTGTGCGTTCGGCAGAGAATGGCATCAATCCAGATGTAACCATACACAGATTGTATGGTGCAGTACGTATGGACGGAAAGGTGTATAGGGTTAAGGTTACGCTGAAGGAGGATACTCAAAATGAGGAACTTGCAAAGAAAGCATATAGCTATGAAGCAACAAAAATAGAGTTGCTTGCAGGAACATTGGTCAAACCCGAAGATGATGACCCCAATACAAACAACTCTATAACTGCTGCAAATTTACTGAATGGTGTTGAGAAATCCTACGGTGACGGTAAGTTTTTTGAGGATTACAACAAAATTCGTGAGCAATTTATTGGCGAGAAGGGTGCGGAGCGTGCCGACCATGCCGATGAGGTGAACACGCGACTTGACAACCTAAGTGTGGCTCGCGAGATGGAGGCTGAGAAGAAGGACGCCAAGGCTATCAAGATGGCTACTGGCTGGGAACGTGGTGCAGACGGCAAGTGGCGTTATGAGATGCCTGATGCTAAGATAAAGGAGACGATGGATATTGACGGGCATGTTGTGAAGCGTTTTGATGAGGACATGCTTTGGAATGATGGCAAGCTTGCTGATGTGGTTGATGCTCCGGAACTGTTTAAGGCTTATCCGCAGTTGAAGGAGACGCGTATTGTGACAGATGCTGTGACTGGTGACATGCCTTCGACTGGTGATTATGATGCGAAGACGAATACCATTACTATTCATGCTGATGAGCTGAAGTATATGAATGGTATATTGACCCATGAGGTTCAGCACGCTATTCAGAAGATTGAGGGTTTTGCCAGGGGTGGCAGTCCTGCGATGGTGCGGTCGGAGATAAAGAAGCAGATGGCCGAGGTGACGAAGCAGATAAGGCAGTTGCGTGCTGAGGGCAAGGAGGCTGAGGCGAAGGAGCTCATCAAGAAGAACAGGGGGCTTTACGAGGCATCTGTAGGTGATGATGACTTTGGCAGTTATAAGTCGCTTGCCGGTTAGGTGGAGAGCCGCAATGTGGAGAGACGTATGGGCATGAGTGCGGAGGAGCGCCGTGCGAGCCTTGCTGCTGAGACTGAGGACGTGTGCCGTGAGGACCAGATATTCTTGACGAGTGGTGATGGTGGTGAAACGGCACATAGTGTTGAGATGGTGCACAAGCCGTCGAAAGAGGAGACTGTTCTTCGTGATGTGGTGATAGAGCACATGAAGGGCAGTGGCCTTGATGTGCTTGGCACGGAAGAAGGGCAGCGTGTGCTTGACATGGCGAACGATGATGGTGCGAAGGAGCACCGCGTGTACCACGGCAGTGGTGCTGAGTTTGACCACTTTGACCATAGCCACATGGGCGAGGGCGAAGGTGCGCAGGCTTATGGCTGGGGCACTTATGTGACTGAGGTAGAAGGTATTGGCAGGACTTATGCCGAAAGCGCCCGCAAAAAGCCAACATATTTATATGGTGGTAAAGAAATGCCTTCTGATGAATTTCATGATTATGTACTGGGCAAGATAGGAGACAGGAACGAGAATATGCTTAATGACTTCATGTACAATCTTGAACGGCATGGTGTAACAAGAGCTAAAGACATATTGAAGAAAGGCGATTTGGTTCAATATAAAAATCTGTTTTATCAAAGCATAGGCGATACAAGAAACTATGCGGAGGGGAAAATTAAGGCGGCACGAACCTTACTCTCATTAAAAGGCATTCGTATCAGAAAGCCTAAAAGTCACCTCTACGCCATAGAAATTCCCGAAGACAATGGTAAGAATTATCTGGATTGGAATTCAGAGACTGGTAAGGATTTGGTGTCACGCTTGGTAAGTATTTTACGTGCTGATAAGGAACTAAAAGAAGCGTATGAAGGAAGGCTAAGCGAGCTGAATAAAGAACTTGATAAATTTGCTCCAAGAACTTTGTTCTCTGATACTTACGTACAACTTGCGGAGTTGCTTGGCAGTGACAAGAAAGCATCGCAATTACTATCGTCGTTAGGTTATGCTGGCATTAAATATCCGGCAGAATTTCGCAGTGGCGGCCGTAAGGACGGTGCGAAGAACTATGTCATCTTCAACGAGAATGACGCGGAGATAACTGACCATGTGCGCTTTTTCAAGACCAAGAATGGTGAGGCTTATGGCTTTACTGTTGGCGGCAAGATTTACTATGACCCGAGGATTGCGAATGCTGAGACACCTGTGCATGAGTATGCCCACTTGTGGGCGAGTGCGCTGAAGGCGAACAATGTGAAGGAGTGGAAGAATGTGGTTGACTTGATGAAGGGCACCAATGTTTGGGAGGAGGTGAAGAAAACCTATCCCGAACTTGAAACGGACGATGAGATTGCTGATGAGGTGCTTGCCACGTATTCGGGCCGACGGGGTGCGGAGCGACTTCGTGAGGAGATGCGCAAGGCTGCTGCCGAGGGCGATGGCGTGATGGGCAAGGCTGAGGCGGTGAGTGCGCTGCAGCGTGTGAAGCGTGCCATTGACAAGTTTTGGAAGGCTGTGGCAGACTTCCTTCACATTCACTACACGAGTGCCGAGGAGGTGGCTGACAGAGTGATGAAGGATTTGCTTGACGGTGTGGACCCGAGAAAGTTCATGGGGGATAAGGCGCAGAAGGAGAAGATGCGCTATCAATTCATGGGCGAGAAGGGTGCTGGCGAGAATGTGCGTGACGCGGAGGACTACACGGCATTTGCCAGCCGGTATGGTGTCAGCGAGGATATGGTGAAGGATTATGCGTTGGGCATAAAGACTGGCAACTTGCAAAAGGCTAATTTTGCCTTGACTGAAATACGCCGTACGATGCGTGTGGCAAACCGTGGCATGAAGCTTTCGGAGTTTGGCAAGTTGTTCCGCCCTGTGCAAAAGGAGTTGGCTGAACGTTATGGTGACATAGAGGTGTTGCGGCAGGAGTATATTGATGCTGAGATGCGTGAACGTGGCGTTATGGAGGCTGCCCGAAAGCGTGCCGAGGAGGAGGCGGCAAAACGTAAGGCTCGTGCTGATGAGTTGCGTTTGTTGCCGGAAGAGGAACTTGACAGGCGTTATTTTGAGGCGGTTGAGCGTGGTGACGATGCTGCTGCCCGCGAGATGCTTGACGAGGCTGCCCGCCGCAAGGGTTATGGCGATACTGAAAGTGAGTACCAGGGTGTGGGTGCATGGGTGGCACCGTCGAACCCTGGTTATGAGACGGACGAAGCGAGACGTGACGCTGTTGGCGAAGACTCGCCTAACCTCAATGTGGAGGACATGGCGGCAGGCTACAGCAACCAACCAGAAGACATTTTTGTGCATCCTGATAAATACTCGCAAGGCTTGTCAACAAGCAAGGAGAGCGGCAAGGCGATACAGACGGCCATTGACGACATACGGAACGGTAAGAAGGAGGTAAAAATAAAGGTGTATCGCACTGTGCCTACCTCAGTAAAGGAGAGCAAATTGCGCAATGGTGACTGGGTGACCCCCTCGAAGGAGTATGCAGAGATGCATGGCAACAACCGTTTGGAAGGTAAGTACCGCATCATTGAAGATGAGGTGCCAGCTGGTGAGCTTTGGTGGGACGGCAACGATGTCAACGAATGGGGCTTTGACGATGGCAAGGGCTACAAGTATAAGAATGTGGAGAACAGCCGCAAGTTGAATGACCTTGTGACGCGTGATGATAATGGCGAGATTATTGCTCCTTCGAAGCGTTTTGACGAGAATGTGGAAGATGTGAGGTACCGCACAAGCGAAGAACTTGACCAGATTAACCAAAAGTTTAATGAGCGATTAGACGAATTGGTAAGTAATCCTAATCAGAAAGACAAGGTGTTGCACCTCGGTCGTTCAAGCGAATTTTTGAAAGATGGAGGAGTATCTGATGCTGAAATAGTGTTGGATTATGACAAACTTGTAAGGAAATCATCAGAGAATTATTCAAACCACCACCCTTATTCAGCAGAAGATATACATGATTTGCCGATAGCGGTCCATAATCCGATAGCACTATTTGAAAATACAAATGGGAAGGGTGGATTCGTTATACTTACAGAATTGAAAAAAGATGGAAGAAATTTTATAGCAGCATTGCGCACAACAGAGCAGAACAGAAAAGGCGGAGTGTTGCTTACTGTAAACGAGATTACAACCCTTTATCCAAAGGAAGTGCGCGGTATCATACATTGGATAAATCAAGGTAAAATTACAAATGTGGATAAAGAAAAAGCCCTCCACTTTATCGAGGCCCTCCAGCCCCATGCTGGAACCACAATAACAAGCGAAGAGCTTTTATCTGCTGCAAATGTAGTAAAAGATTTTGAAACCTTGCAACTTTCTGCCTCACAAAAAGCCAAGCAGCAGGCTGCCAATGACCTTGCGCGGCAGATGCACGTGGAGGGTGAAGTAGATGTGGTGACAAGCACTGAGGGCTTGACCGGCAGACAGGCGAAGGCTAAGGGCTGGTATGATGTGAGGACCGGACGTGTGACGATTGTGCTGCCTAATAACAAGAATGCGGCTGATGTGCGTGAGACGGTGTTCCACGAGGTGGTGGCGCACAAGGGGCTACGTAACCTTGTGGGCGAAGAACACTTTGACACATTCCTTGACAACGTGTACAACAATGCTGAGGAGGGCATCAAGCAGACCATTGACGAGATGGCTGAGAAGAAGTATAATGGTGACAAGCGCAAGGCTACTGAGGAGTATATGGCGCACTTGGCCGAGGACGGTGAGTATGTGAAGCCGGAGAACCAGGGCTTCTTTGCGAAGGTGAGGGATTTCTTGACGGACTTGCTGAGGAAGGTTGGCATAAAGCTTGGCTTTAAGTTGACGGACAATGATTTGCGCTACATATTGTGGCGTAGCTGGAAGGGGCTTGCTGAGCGTGATGGCGGTTCGGTGTTTGAGAAGGCTGAAGATGTGAAGATGCAGCATGAGCTTGGTCAGACTGACGAGGCTCGCTCGGCGAGTGGTGAGAATGGTATCATGTTCCGTGAGGGGAGTGATGAACTGAAGGACGTTGTGGAGAAGATGAAGGCTGACGTTGAGCGGTTGCATGAGGGTGAGCTTGATGATTTGCGCTCGGGTGCTCGGGCTATTGGCGGGCGGCTGAGTGAACTGAACAAGGCGATGCGCCTGCAGCGTGCTTATGACATGAGCACTGTGGCGAGTGTGACGGAGCTGGCGAAGACGATGCTCAAGAATGGCTTGCTGAGTGAGATGAGTGACTATGATGTGCGCCGTTTGCTGTCGGTGGTGAATAATGTGCATGGCAAGGGTGACATCATGCCTTATGTGCAGAAGGTTGTTGACATGATGGTTGGCAACCGGCTGCGTAATGTGTCGAAGGCGTTTGACAAGTTGCTTGCCATGCGTGGGAAGAAGGTTGATGCGCGTGGCGTGGAGGTGCAAGGTGAGCTTGACTTGGCCGGCCAGCGCATGGCAGATGTGGTGTGGAAGGGCATTGGCATGTCGGACGATGATGTGGCGGACATGTGTGCTGATGCCCAGGACCGCATGATGAGTGCGAATGGTGCGGAGGCAGCTGCTGCTGCGACGGACTATGCCGGGTGGCAGATTGTGATGCGTTACAATGAGACGATACGTGACAGCAAGAGTGAGGAGGTGCGGTTGCGCGAGGACTTGAAGCGTGCGAAGGAGGATTATGATGCCGGACGTATGACGCGTGAGGCTTACATGGAGTTCAGGGAGAGCACGAATGACGCGATACGCGAGAACCGCATTGAGCGTGCTGAGGCTTATGAAGAGTTGTATGAGCAGCTTGGTGGTGCTTATGGGGAGAGCATTAAGCGTGCGGCTGACTTTAAGGCTGCCGAGAAGGCGCGTGTGCTGGAGATACAGCATAATGCGAACTCGGACATGGAGGGCCGCCCGGCGCGCTCATACAGAAAGGACACTGCTGTGGACAAGGTGTTGAACAGCTCGCCAGCGCAGTTGTTGTTTGCCCCGCTTGGTACGTTTGACCAGATGTTGCGTATGTTTGGCAGCAAGAATGTGAAGGGTGAGGGTTACTTGTGGAACCGGTACATGCGTGGTTGGCTGACTGCGACAGAGAATGAGTATACGGGTTATCGCGATGCTACTGCCGAGCTTGACGCGAAGGCTGCTGAGGTGCTTGGCAAGGGCAAGACTTGGGCAGACTTGTTTGCGCTTGAACGTAAGTTGCCGAAGGCGACGGTGCGTGTGTGGGACAATGGCGAGATGAGGGAACTTGAATTGCCTCAGGGTAACTTGCTTTACATCTACATGGTGGACAAGATGGCTGACGGCCGCATGAAGTTGCGCAAGATGGGTGTGACGGAAGATGATGTGGCTGCGATTGAGGATTTTCTGGACCCGCGGCTGAAGAAGATTGGTGACTGGCTGCAGGAGGTGTATCTTGTGGAGAAGCGAGGCAAGTATAATGAGGTGCATGAGCGTATGTTTGGTGCTGCGATGGCTTCGATAGACAATTACTTCCCGCTGAAGATATTGAAGGACGCACGTGCTGAGAATGTGGACGTTGGTGTGGAGAAGCGTGAGTCGGAGATGGCATCTACGATTACGGGCAGTGTTGTGAAGCGTACGCGTAATGCACTGGCACTTGACTTGCTGAACTCTGATGCCTTTTCGGTGGTGCTGGACCACTTGCAGCAGATGGAGCATTGGAGTGCCTTTGCGGAGTGGAACAGGGACTTGAACACGCTGTTGTCGTACAAGCACTTCCGTAACCAGGTGAAGAATATGCGTAGTGCATACGGTAGTGGTGAGCGGCTGTGGGAGGCTTTTGACAAGGTGGCGCGTATTGCTGCTGGCACTTATACTCCGCCCAAGGCTTTTGCTGACAAGCTGGCTGTAAATATAGCGAAGGGTGTTACTGCTGCGAAGATTAGCTTGCGTGTGTTTACTGCGCTCAAGCAGTTTACATCGTTCCCGGCGTACTTGTCGGACAGTAATCCGGTGTATCTGCTGAAGGGTGTGGCTAACCCGTATGGTTCGTGGAAATGGTGCATGGAGAATTTGCCCCTGTTTGAGAAACGCTGGAAGAGCCGCATGGCTGGTGACCCGAGGTTGCTGAAGAATGAGATGGACTGGAGCTTGTGGCGTGACAATGTGGTGCAGATGGCTGCGAAGTGGGGTATGACTCCGAATGGTTTTGTTGATGCGTTGACGGTGTGCATAGGTGCCAGGGCGATGTATGAGACAAGGCGGAGGAAGTATATCCGTTATGGTTATGGCCTGGAGGAGGCTGAGCGACGTGCGAAGCAAGATGCTTCGATATTGTATAACCAGACTCAGCAGTCGAGCGAGGGTGCTTTTTTGTCGGCCTTGCAGGTAGACAGGTCGTGGTATTCGGTGTTGTTTACGGTGTTCAGGAACTCTTCGATGTCGTATACGCGTCAGTTGTATGCTGCATTGCGCAACACTGGCCGCAGGATAGCGGGCGGTGCGAAGTTTAAGGGCATTAGCGAGACGTTTATGGCTAAGCAGATGGAGCGCGACGGGATAGACCCGGAGAAGGCTTCGAAGAATGCGAAGGCGGAGTATCGCAAGAGTTGGATAAATGACTTTGTGCGTGCTGGTGTGTTTGGCTATGTGTTGCAGCTGGCTTGGAATTGTGGCCCGTATGCACTATATATGTTGTTTGGCGACGATGAGAAGAAGGGCAAGGAGATGTGGCATGATATATGGACGCACACTGCATTTGGCTCGGTGGAGGGCTTGACTGGTGGTGATGTGTGGAGCGCGGGCTTGCAGTCGCTGTGGAACCATTTTGTGAATGGTGAGGACTTTAATGCTAACAGCGTAAATAAGGATATGCCATTGACGAGTGACTTGCTTAATGTGGTGAAGAAGGTTGGCAGTGACAATTATGGTGCGGTGAATGATGTGCTGAACTTGCTTGTGCAGGCTGGCTTTGGTGTGAACCCTCAGACGCTGACAGATGCGGCGGTGGCGATATATGACTATTGTGGCTCTGACGTTGAGACGACGAAGGAGTGTGCGCTGCTTGTGATGCGTGTGATGAACTGCCCTCAGAGCCAGATGGATAATATCTACTTTGATGAGATTGATGCTACTGGCGAGGAGGCGAAGGCGATGAGTGTGGAGGAGATTGCTGAACGCTATGCGAGGTATAAGGCTTTGCGGAGTGCCCCGTTGCGTGCGTTGAGCAGTGATGCCTTGAAGGCTGCTGAAAAGAAGCCTCGCGAGAGGGTGCTGACGGAGGCGAAGGAGCAGCTGGACGGCCGATTGATGACTGAGGAGGCTCAAAGGTATCTTGATGAGTATGAGGCAACGAAGAAGAAGGTGACGGAGACTCGTGCTTTGGCTGATACTGACCCGAAGGCTTTCATGCAGCAGATGCCTGCCTTGGCGCGCTCTGGTGAGTTTAGGAGGTACAGGCGTGTCGGGCTGTACAAGCGTGAGGTTGACAAGCTGACGAAGAAGCTGCTCAGGACGAGTGACCCGGCAGAGCGTAGGGCGTTGTTTGGTAAGATGCTTGATGCTCGTGATAAGATGCTGAAGCAGGTGAGAGAGATTAAGTAGCGGTAGAGAAAAAAGCGTGGCAGATACACTGTCACGCTTTTTTTTTGTTAGAGTCCGAGTCGCTTGACCAAGTAGGTGCCGACTGCAAGGTTTTCTTTTTTGGCTGCTGCCTTAATTTCGTCTAAGGCTTTTTGGGGTATGCTACAATAGAGTATTGCATCACCGACTTTTTTGCGCCCTGCGTTTGGGCGTTTGCCGCCCCAGTTGTTTTTATTCATAGATTATTCATGTTTTATTCATGTCTTTATGTCATCAATCTTAGTTGAGATATGCCATAAAAGTTGCCCGTCATGCCGATAGCGCAGCGTTTGTTACTTAATCTTCTTTGTCCTGAATTGCTTCGTCAAGAGTCCACTCCGACTTGCAGTAGCTATCTTCCCCTATGTGATAGAATTTCTCATCTTCTACGACATCGTGTCCCTTATATTCGTATGCTTTTGCATACTCATTAAGATAGCTTTCAAAGAAAGATGATGCGGTGTCATAATCTTCGTTCAGGTCGTCACTGGCGGAGTCGTCATAAACAACCTCATTATTTTTCATTAGGCGGTAATAACCGCTGATACTCATTTCGATGTTGTACCCTAACTGTGTAATAATATTATCGTTCATGTTTGCAGGTTTTAATATTAGCAGAAAGTTTCAAATTCCTCTTTTGTTATTTCTTCAAAAATGTCGCGACTGTCATCTTCGCAAAAGGGTGAAGTACGTTCGATGTAGATTTCTTCTCCGTCCTCACCAACGAATAGGAAGGCATCTTCGTAGGGCTGGCTTGGGTATTTTTGCGGAGTGAAATTGGGTGCTTGGTACACCTTGCCCTGTATCACCTCATCGTCTGTAATGCAAATTTCGTCACGATTGATGCCGTGTTCGACCTCGACGAAGGTATGCAATATGTCTGTTGGAATTTCGTGAAGTTTGCGAACGGCAATTTTTTCTTCGCCAAAGTCTGTACCCATATAGAGCGTATCGTTGTCCTCATCGCCTGGCTCGACTTTTTCGTACATATCCTCAACCCAGGCTTCAGAATAAATTAATTGTTCGTTGGGGTGACAAAGCTGGCCGTAGCCATCTTTGATATAGATGTCCCAATCGCAGAGGTCGCTCCCGAATGCACCATTATAGATTTCGCTGTGTTTGCACAACAAAAGTCTTTCTTCGCTCTTTACGAGTGTATTATAAACCTTTGATAGAGATAAATTGGTAGTCATAATTTCTGATTTTTAGTGATAAAATTGATTTGATTGATACAACTTGTAGAAATTATGCTTACCTTTGCGCTGTCAACCCTTGACAGGGTTGAGGATTGAAACGCTCTAATGAGCATAATTTCTACAATTGTAGATAAAGAGTCGAGAGTTAAATCTCGTGGTAAGCCCCACCCCGTGACGGTGGGGCTTTTTTAATATCTTACTTCGTGTACGTTAATCTGATACACGCGGTCCTCGGCTTGGGTGGTGAGGCCGATGAGCTTTGTGTAATACTCTTTGTAATGTGCGTAGATGTCGTACCCGAGTAGAACCGTTTCGGCAGTTGGGATAAACTCTTCTTCGCCATGTTCTTGCGTTATGCTGTCGGCCTCTATGGCGTTGAAAGCTGCTTCTTTCGTGGCGTAGACACCTTCGATAAAGTTATCTTCAGTTGTCAATATATATACTTTATCCATTTTGTTGCTCTTGCCGTGTTGAGCGTAGGGCTGGGGTTGTTAGTTGATTGACTCTATTTCTACTGCCCACGCTGGGGCAGTGTAGTCCTCGTTAGCGATTGCGTAGTAAGTATCACCTACGCGGACTACTTCAAAATAGTAGTCATTTTCGTGTGACGAGAGCCAGTCTATATACTCCTCAGTACCAATCTCTTTTAAGAAATCGTAAATGGCACCTTGTTCATCTTCTGCCGATAGAGACTCGGCATTCTGAAAATAAGAAGGTTCTACTACCTCGTAGAGAGCCTCTTTCGCTTTTAAGTCTGTTGTGAGCATAATATCTTTTGGTTTAAGTTGTTTGCTACTTTGTTTCTTATTTACGTTGCAAAGATACGGTCTTTTTCTTGAAAATCCAAGGAAAATCGAAATTATTTTTGCGAAATATGCTGTAAAACATATTTTTGGGTGTTTGACGGGGTGTCTATAAGTAGAAAGAAGTAGATGATATTTATGTTGTTCGGTTGGGAATAAAGCGCGTTGTGTGGGTATGGTGGTTAACTTTGCGTTGGACGTGGATTATATGCGTCTGCAGGAAGATTATGGATATAAGGTTGAACATATTGCGTGCTGATGTGCTTGGGAAGGTGCATGAGATGGCGGGTTACACTGGCGCCAAGATGGTGCTGGGTGATGATGGTGCGTATGTGCGTGTGGCGACTACTGAGGCTGATGAGCGTTTGCTGTCGGAGTTTGTTGACAGGGCGAAGGCTGATGTGGTGATGGGGCTTGGCAGATATGGGGCGCGTGTGCTGGAGAATGAGGACACGGGTGTGATGGTGCTGGCGTTGGACATGCCGTCGAACTATGACACGCGGCTTAATGATGCGGTGTGTGAGGAGGTGGCGAATTGTATGTTGTATACTGCTGTGGGGTATTGGTTTATGCTGACGAACAAGCAGGAGGCTGGGGCGTATGTGCAGATGGCACAGGGTAGTTTGTCTGCGGCGCGTCAGATGCTGTCGAAGCGTGTTGCTCCGGTGCGTGTTGTGCCGACGGTGAGTGATGAGGGAGATGGTGTGAGTTATGAGTGAGGAGGGAAGATAGTTTTATAAGTTGATAAGTTGAAAAGTTTAGGAGTTAAGCGGTCGCTTTTGAGAGTTGGACAAGCAGAGGTAGCTTCTTAACTTTTCAACTCTTCAACTCATCAACTTGAAAATGAATAGGAGGTTTTGAATTATGCCGAGGAGACAGACTTTGGAGGTTAGGTTGTATTTGAGTGAGCTGATGTATGATGTGCAGCAGAAGGCTTGGCATACGGGTGAGAGTATGCGTGGTGGTGATGCTGCGTCGGAGGAGCAGGCGTCGAAGGTGGAGGAGTTGTCGGACGCTGGCAAGGACTTGGTGTTGCGTGCTTTTGGCAATGCTTATGGGGTGTTGCGTACGGAACTTGGTGAGTACATAGTGGAGGGGTGTGCGATGGCTGACAATTTGCTGCTGCCGGAGGTGCGGAAGAAAATTGTGCATGGCATTGTGATAGGTTATGGTGGTGCGCCTTCAAGGTCTGTGAGTGATGAGACGGAGGATAATACGCTGGTGGTGCTGCTGCGTGTGCCGATGAACTTTAACCTGGGTGTGCGCCAGGGTGTGGCTGCTGCGATGCACGCGTATATGGTGGATTGTGCGATGGCTGAATGGCTGATGGTGAGTGCGGCGGCTGGTGGTGCTGCTCAGTGGCTGGAGCGGGCGAAGGCTGACTTGCTGGCATTGCGTGTGGCGTTGAACAAGCGTATACGTCCGACTCGTGTGCATGAGCCGGCACGAACAGAACCTAAGACTAAAGATGATGTGCGTTATGAGTAGTGAGAATGCTGTGAAGATGGTTTATGGGCCTTATGGCTGGGTGGTAGGTCCGGCAGACAAGGTGGCTGGGTATGGCAAGTGTTGTTGTGGCTCGGTGAGAGATGGTGGGAGCAGACGTGTGACGTTGTTGTTTGACCGTGAGGCGTTGTTGTATGACATTGCGAATGTGGCGTATGTGGAGGGTGATGTGATGCAGACTGATAATGCGCATGACCGCCACCAGGTGATGGATATAGCTGAGCAGGGTAATGTGGACAGGGTGACGCGTGTGCTTGACCTTGCGCATTCGGAGTGTGTTGAGGCTCTTTATCCGTTTACTAAGGTGGAGTGTGATGATGGTGCGGAGCTTGATGATTTGTTTGGTGAGTGTGCGTCGTATGTTATAGTGCTGAGGGTTCCGGAGAGGTTTTCGGGGACTACTGCGAGGTTGCTTGAGCAGTTGATACATGAGTATATGGTGGCTATGGTGTTGGCTGACTGGCTTGGGATAACGTGCCCTGCTGCGGCTGAGAAGTGGGCTGTGAAGGCTCAGGGTGCGCTTGATGAGGTGAAACGTAAGTTGCATTGGCGCATGGGCGTGCTGACGCGTCCGTTGCGTCCGTTTTAATTGTGTGTGGTGTTATGGCGAGAGGTTATAAGACTGGTGGCAGGGTGAAGGGTACGCCGAACAAGCCTAAGCCTTACAAGCAGTTGATATATGGTTGTATTTCGGCTGGTGTGGGTGATTACTTTGAGAGTGGTTTGTTTGACAAGGATTTGCTTGCTCTTGACGCTAAGGACCGTATATTGGTGATGGAGAAACTTGCCCAGTATGTTGTGCCGAAGCAGCAGAGCCAGAAGGTTGATGTGCAGGCGTCGGCGGAGGTGTCGGAGTCGTTGTCGGAGAAGTTGTCGGCGATGGCTATGGAGTATGAGTCAAAAGATGAGTAGTGTGATATGGAACAGAGAATAGAGTATAAGGGTATGACTTCGCAACCATCGGACTATGCGTGCGGTGATGGCGAGATGAAGCTTGCAGTGAATGCTGAGTATAGAGATGGTGGGTATCATGCTGTGAGGGTGCCGAAGGAGAATACTACGATTGATGGAGAGCCTATATATGTATTCCACGCGAGCGATGGCGAGAAAATATTGTATATTAAAGATGGAAGTTTGTATTATAATGATACGAGCATTACGACAATAACGAGTGTGACCGATATATGTAATATAGGTAATGTTATCGTCCTGTTGGATAATGGGAAGAAGAAATACATTAGATATATGTCGGATAATACGTTTAAGTATATAGGTGACGAAATTCCTAAAATTGAATTATCATTCAAAGCTGCTCAAGCACAAATTGGATTTTCTACCATAGGCTTTGGTGAGGATTTGGAAGAAGGCTCAAATCTTTATGGTAGAGAAGATGTATTCTACGAGAGCAACTATCGTAATATGTTGCATGGTGTCAATACCTCATCTGGGTATACTATGCCTAAATTGAGTGCGTATACGCCATCTTTAGGAAAGGACTATCATAAGGAGACGTATCTTAAGAAACAAGAAGCATGGGGGAAATTAGAAGAATTACTTGTGGGAGAATTGAATAAGAAGAGGACACAATATAACAAGAAGGACTATCTATTTTACCCACATTTGTTGAAATATGCCATAAAACTATATGATGGTTCATACGTTAACGTGTCAGAACCGATACCAACTTTGCTGTTAAATGATACTACGGGTATTATTTTTTCATTGGACAACGAAAACAAAATAAAGTCTTTATGGATAGAGTATACTTTGTATGATTTATGGCTGAGAGTAGAATCTGCTGATTTTTATAACGGTTTCTCGGACATTATAGATTCTATTGATATTTTTATGACGGAACCAATCTATACTTGCTATGACGAATTAGACTGCGATTTGTCAGATGACAGAGTGCCTGTTATCAATAAGTTGTATTTCAGACGGAAAAATATGTATGAAGGTGTGAAGAACGCAACAACATATCATAAACTATTTTCTATACCGTTTGAAAAAATAGCGTATTATAGCGTCTTTAGGAGAATGAAGAATAGTGAAGAAGGCATTTATGTGGATTATAAGGAAAAGGAAATCTTGGAAACGTCTACAACAATAGAAGCAGATTGCACTATAAGCAATATTTATTCGTACAACAATAGGTTGCTTGAGTCAAGAACGAACAAGAATAATAAATACACGATTTGTAATTCCTATTGCGGGTTAGATGTTATAAAAAACCATAATACGAGCTATTGTCGCGAGAATGATAGGTTGAGGTCTTCTGAGACTACCTTTTATAATTACAATATAAAATTGAATAAAGATGACTGCATTCAATATTTGAAATATAAGGTTGGTGATAATGTGTATTGGAAGAAAATAGGAAATAAGCTGAATGGCCATACGCATATAATGTATGCTAAATCGTCTAAACCTATATCCTATGTTGTATTCCAAAAAAACGATTTTTCTTGGTATAGTGAGTACATATTTGATTTTGCTGAGACGTTAGATGCGAATGTGTACGTATTAGCGAAACAAAAACTATTTGAATCGTTGAGTCCTGATGGTTTAGTTCAAGAACTACCAGAAGAATCAACACCGCCAGCAAGTACGGTTGATGATACGTTGAATTGTAGTGAGGCTAACAATCCTTTCTCTTTCAGCAATAAGAACGTTGTTGCAATTAGTGATGTAATAGCAATAAGAGCTGTGACGATGGAGACTTCAAGAGGGCAATTCGGACAATACCCCGTGTTCGTCTTTGCTAAAGATGCAACATACGCTGTCAATATAGGCAATGATGGAACGATGCAGTCTGTTGTACCTTACTCTTATGATATTCTTAATAATAAGCACTCTGTTGCTAATATGGGAAGGTCTGTAGTTTTTTGCTCGAAAAGAGGGGTCGTGTTATTCGATAATTCAGGCGAAAGTAAATTGTTGCTGAAATTGGACAAAACGCAAGACTATGCGTATGATAAATGCAAGAAGGAGCATCAGAAGCAGTTTGTGGAATCTTATTTAAGTGGCGACACGATGTCGTTCGGTGAAATTCCAGACTATAAAGATTTAAGCACCTATATGAATGGCGGAGCACGTTTTGCTTACGACTACTCACACGAACGTCTGATTGTGTATAATCCGCAGTACAACTATTCGTATATTATGGATTCTCAATCGGGATTTTGGAGTATTTTCAATCAAGGCTTCAGTAATAATTTGTACATAGATAATCAATGCTGCATGGCGAAAGTATCAAGTCGTAAAATTGTAACGGAAAAAACAGAAATAAAAAACGTGTATGTAAGGAAAGCAAAGAAAATATCTGAGAATGAAGCAAGAACAACGATAATTACTATTCTTACAGAAAAAACGACAAAAACCATAAAAGACAGCTCAAATGGAGAGATAATAACTGAAGTCGGAGGAAAAGAAACTACAATAACGAATGACGAAAAAGCCGTGGTGACGAATGATAAAATCATTTTTGATACAACGATAGAAACGGTTACTAAAGATATTATGACGGGAAAGTCTGAAACGAAGCAAGAAACAGACCATCAAGAGTCGGACAAAGAAGCTTTTCCGAATTTTATGGAGAAATTTGTAGAAGAAGATATCAAGCAAGAAAGCGAGAGTGACCCTATCATAAAAGAGTATACAAAAAAAATATATGCCGTCTACGACTATTCATCAGACAACGTTGTTGAAACGCAGAAGGCTTACCTTATCACTCGTCCGTTCAAGTTGGGTGAACCAGATGTGCACAAGAGTTTGCAGGGTGTTATTCAGCGTGGTGTGTTCTGCAACAGGAATGATGTGAAGCAGTGCTTGTATGCGAGCAATGACTTGTATAGGTGGGTTCCGGTGCATTCGAGTGACAGCATTTATATGCGTGGCATGAGGGGTACGGGTTATAAGTACTTTAGGGAGATATTGTTTTTGCCGGAGTTCAAGCAGGACGAGGTGCTGCATGGTGCGACGGTGGAGTATGTGCCAAGAATGACGAACAAGATGAGATAAGGTGTGAGTGAGGTTGCGGACATATTGCGAGAGAATGAGCGGCGCAATGCTGAGGTGTTTGCTCCCTTCAACCCTGTGACGGGTGAGGGGAGCATACTTGCGCGTGTGCGTGTGGAGGTGTCGGACTTTCCGATACGCGTGCAGTGGCTGCCTGAGGGTATGCTTGATGTGCCGCTGGTGAAGCGCCTGGTTGAGGCTGGCAGTGTGGCTGCATTTTATGAGGGGCTTGGTGAGGAGCAGGCTTATACGGAGGAGGTGTATCAGTATATAGTGCGCAAGTTTGTGCGTGTGAGGTGTATGTATGACTTTCCGTTTTGGGCTGTGATGTATGTGCTGATTAGCAACAAGACTGGTGGTGATGACATACACTTTAGCTTGAACAGGCCTCAGCGTTTGCTGGTGACGCGTTTTGAGGAGATGCGTATGAATGGTGAGCCAATCCGACTGATATTGCTGAAGGCTCGCCAGTGGGGTGGTTCGACTGCTACGCAGATATATATGGCGTGGTTGCAGTTGGTGCATAAGACTGGTTTGAACTCGCTGATTGTGGGGCATGTGAAGGACGCATCGTATGAGGTGCGTGACATGTTTGACAAGATGATAGATGAGTACCCTGTGGAGTTGCTTCATGAGATTGGCGAGAGCTATGACCCTAATGAGGCGAAGATAGAGGGTGTCGGGAACAGTGGCAACATAAGGCGTATACCGCAGCGTAACTGCAAGATAAAGATTGGTTCGTATGAGAAGCCGGAGTCGGCGCGTGGTGGTGCTTACAGTTTGGTGCATTGTACGGAGGTGGGGCTGTGGAGCCCGACGGAAAACAAGAGTCCGGAGAAGGTTGTGCGCTCGGCTTGTGCTGGTATTACGCTGAAGCCGCTGACGATGATAGTGTATGAGAGTACGGCGAATGGTACAGGCAACTTTTTTGAGCGGGAGTATAATGCGGCTAAGGAGAGTGATGCGCACATTAGGCGTGGTGAGGAGAGCACTTCGCAGTTCAGGTCGTTGTTTGTGGCATGGTATCAGATTGAGATATACAGGCGTGAGTTTGAGAGTGATGAGGCGAGGCGGTTGTTTGCCCTGGCGCTTGTAAGCAACAAGCATAATGCTTATACGCCGACGAACCGTGCGGAGGCCGGCCGCTACTTGTGGTACTTGTGGGAGTGTGGTGCGACGCTGGAGGCGATAGCGTGGTATGTGGAGGAGCGCAAGAAGTATACGGACCATGGTGACATGGCGAGCGAGTACCCAACAGATGACAATGAGGCGTTTGTGTATTCGGGTTGCAAGGTGTTTGACAAGATGCTTGTGGAGGCTTTCCGCCCTGCCTGCCGTGAGCCTCGGTATGTGGGTGACATTTATGCTGATGGTGACGAGGGCAAGGAGGCGATGCAGCATATAAGGTTTAAGGAGGACCGGACGGGGCTGCTGTGCGTGTGGGAGAAGCCCGACATAGATGATGCGGAGAAGGTGCGTGACCGTTACCTTGTGGTGGTGGATATTGGTGGGCGGTCGGCGAAGGCAGACTGGTCGGTGATATGTGTGATAGACCGTATGTATTTGATGAGTGGTGACAGGCCGGAGGTTGTGGCTCAGTGGTATGGGCACATAGACATGGACTTGCTGGCGTGGAAGGCGGCTCAGATAGCGAAGTGGTATGATGATGCGTTGCTTGTGATAGAGAGCAACACGCTGGAGACGAAGGACAGGGAACGCATGGTAGATGGTGACCAGTCGCAATTTATATTGTACAAGGTGAAAGACGTGTATGACAATTTGTATGCGCGCGAGCAGAGTGAGGACGAGATACGTGAGGGTGCTCCGAAGATGTATGGGTTCCACACTAATGTGAAGACGAAGCCGAAGATTATATCGGAACTTGTGAAGGTGGTGCGCGAGCACTTGTATACGGAACGTGACGGCCGCTGCCTTGATGAGTACTTGACGTATGAGCAGAAGCAGAATGGTGCTTATGGTGCGATAGCCGGCAAGCATGATGACTTGTTGATGACGCGGGCGATAGGTTTGTATATAGCCTATAACTTTAAGGTTATGCCGCTGCCAAGTGTTGTGCCGCGTCGCCTTAAGAGGATTGAGCCGCGCAGCCATGTGGACCGGATAACGGAGGCGGTTATCTGACTTGAATGGTGGTTCTGTTTTTACGTCGGAGGTTGTTGATGATGGCTTTGGCTTGTGATGCGGAGAGGTAGAACTTTGGTGCTGGTGCCGAAACTACTCTGCATACAATTTGGCTCATGCTGAGAGATGGTGACTGGGATTTGAGGGCTTTGCAGCGTGTGAAGATTTCGTTGTACATTTCGCGTTTGCAGTGTGTGACGATGACGGGCAGTCCGCGCATCATGCGGCCTATGACGATGGTGGCCCTTTCCTCGCTGACCCAAAAGCGTGAGCAAGGGTTCATGACTACTTGTTTGAATAGTTTTTCCATGTTGACGTGGCTGCACTCGTGCAGCAGTTGGCGGAAGGCGGTCATGAGCTCGCGTTCGCGTTGTTGCTTGTAGTAAGATGTAGACCCGATGTGTTTCATGTGGTGCGGTATAAAAAAGAAAAGCCCCATGCGCCTACTTGATAGTAGTTGCGCATGGGGCGTAAATGTTCAGCCTTTAGTATGAGATGATGCAAAGTTACGGAAAATCAGTGATTTAGCATAAGAAATGTGTGATAGCTGTTATGTGTGGTTGGAAATAAAGCATCATCGCGTGTAAAATGAACGAAATTTGCTTATAGTAATATAAACTTAAAAGAGATGGCAGAACAAGATAAGGTGCAGATGCCTGTGGAAACGGGTGCTGTGAATGAGGAGCCGAAGAAGTCGAAGCGTGACATGTTGCGCGAACGCTTGTCGAAGAAGTACCCCGACAAGAATTTTGATGACGATGAGGCTTTTGCGGACCAGGTGAATGCAGATTATGATGATTATGACAACAAGATAGCCGGTTACAAGAAGAGTGAGCAGGCGTTGTCGGACATGTTTGCGAGTGACCCGCGCTCGGCAAATTTCCTCATAGACTGGAAGGAGGGTTCGGACCCCGTGATTGCACTTGTGCGTAATTATGGCAGTGACATTGTGGCGGCTGTGGACGACCCCGAACGCCAGGAAGAGATGGCGGAGGCGAACAAGGCGTATATAGAGCGCATGAACCGCAACAAGGCTCTTGAAGAAGAGTATAAGGAGAACTTGAACCAGTCGTTGCAGATGATGCAGGAGGCGCAGGAGCAGAATGGCTGGAGTGACGAGCAGGTAGATGCGGCATGGCAGCAGTTGTTCAAGATAGTAGATGATGCTGTGATGGGCAAGTTTGACCCCGAAACACTGAAGTTGCTGATGAATGGCAGCAACTATGACAAGGCTGTGGCGACAGCTCAGCAAGAGGGTGAGATAAAGGGCCGCAATGCGAAGATAGAGGAGAAGCTTAGAAAGCAGCAACAGAGTGACGGGACGGCCCACCTTAATGGTAAGAACGGACGTGCTCCGCGCCGTACTGCAGACCAAAGTATTTTTGCCCTGGCATCGCAAGCCTAAGGCATGCAGACTTATATAGAGATGAAAAATATTGAAGACGAAGAAACCATACAATTTCCTAAAGATGTTGTTAGAGTAGGGCGTGGCAGTGTGGGACTGAGAAGTCAGGTGCCTGGTATTGCTACAACGGTGTCGGCTGTGGCTGAGGCTACTGGCGGGCTGCATGGTGGAAGTCTTTTTGTAAAAAGCAGAACAGAGAAATAAACCTTTTAATAATTTAGAGAACTATGGCAGAGAACGTACAAGTAACTACGTCTAACGTAACCCCGCAGCCCGGCAGCGTGGGTTTGAAAACACAGGTGTCGGGACAGGCCACTACCGTGTCGGCAGCAGCAGATGCAACTGGCGGTGTGGGTGCAGGCAACTTTATTGAACAAGACCTTGACGCTGAACTTTTTGCCTTTAAGGGTGACGATACCCCGTTGATGCAGCTGATGCTGAAGGCCAAGACTGTGAATGTGAACTCTCCGGAGGTGGAGCATTACATGATAGACGAGCCTCGCAGTTCGGTGGTGACAGCGAATGCAGTGGAGAAGGACGACACGAAGAATGCCTTTGAACTGCCTCTTGCCTCGGAAGACCAGAACATACCTCAGGAATATGGCACTTTGCTTGTGAAGGGTGTGAATGGTTATGCCGAAGATGGTCAGACCGAAACCCCTGGCAAGGACCTCATGCTGTTTGTGACCGGCCGTGCAAGCAATGGTAACCCGATTGTGCGTGCCACTAATGGCAAGAAGAAGTTGAAGACAGACCAGTTCTGCACGGTGCCAGCCATTCCTGCAAACTCTGAGATTGTGATTTTGTCGAATGCGCTTTATGAGACCCAGAAGGAAGTTGCCCCCGACTTGATTGTGCCTCAACCAACTACGGTGTACTTGCAGAAGCGAGGCATGAACCAAATTGTGTCAGACTACTTTGAGAGTCAGCGGAAACATATCCCATTCTCGCAAGCCTTGATTGCAGAGCAGGCAATTACCAACTTCAAGACCCGTTGCAACCGCACACTTTGGGCGGGCAGAAAGAGCAAGTTTTCGGTTAATGTGCCGAAGCTTGGTGCGCAGACAGTTTACACGACTGAGGGTATTCGCTGGCAGTTCAAGCGTGAATTGCAGCACACTGGCAAGTGGACTGTGGAGAAGATTATAGCCCTGGCGAAGATGTTCTTCACTGGTGAAGATGTGCCCAAGACCGGTATTTTGCTTGCCGGCAAGAATTTGCTTGAACAGATTCAGTGTATAGACTATTCAAAGCACCCCGAAATTCAGATTACTACCAAGACAAACCCTGTGGGTTGGGTGGTGACAAACTTCCATACCGTATTTGGTGACATCGAAATAAAGCGTGAGCCTACTCTTGACAAACTTGGCTGGAGCAACAGTGGTGCGCTGATTGGTGAGAACCGTCTTGTGCACTACAAGCGTACGAGTGACCATGAGTTCAGCGACAAGGTGGAAGGTGAAGAGGCTACACGCAAGGGTATGATTGTGTGGGACGGCCTTGCTCTGAAGGGTGCTTGTCACATGTTCATAAACGGTGAGGGCGATGGTGCCAATCATGACTCTGTGGTATATATCCAGTGGAACAAGGAGACAGCTCCCGATGTGTCGTCGGCAGGCAATGTGGTATACTACTTGCTGAACGATTGCCCTGCATTGAGCCAGAGTGCCAAGGCCGGTACGATGTGGCGACACAACGGCACGGCATGGGAAGAGTATGCTGGTGAGATTGTGTTTGACTAACGATGTTACTAACATGAAGGTGCTGCCAAAGCAATAGGTGGCACCTTCGTATAAACTCTAAATGATGAGAGAGATGAAAACTTATGGTGTTTATGGCCTTATGGACTGGCAGCCCATCATACGTGTTGGCCGTGCGAAGTTCTGCCCGCTGTTTACGGGCGGTGGTGCGACGGCATACGGGCAGACACCTGCAAAATATGCGACGTCGAATGAAGTGTGCCAGCGCATTATAGAGAACTCTGACTACTTTAAGTCGGGGCATATCAAGTTGCTTTACTCGAACGAGATTGAAGAGGCAAAGGATTTGGAGGTGTGTGCTGAGAGTCATGATGATGGTGCCGAATATGTGGAGAAGGTGTTCCCCTCTATGGGTGATGCCGCATCGTATGTGGCAGACAGTTTTGGTACTCCGAAGTCGAAGTTGCGTACACGCGATGCTATTGTGTCGGCAGGCAAGGCACATAATGTAAACATTAAAATAGCAGATTAGAGGGACTGAATATGGAATTGCACTCACTATCCAAGGTTAAGCCGGAGGAGGCTGACGGCATGGACTCTGTAAAGCGTGACAAGTTGCACAATTCGCAGCGTGCCTATGACGTGCTTGCCATGGCTCAGACATATTGGAGCAACATGGACGATTTTCGTCGTGAGCGTGAGCGCAACAAACGCTACACCTATGGCGACCAGTGGGACGACACAATCACTGTGGACGGGTGTCGCATGACTGAGGGGGAATATATCCAGAAGCAGGGCAATGTGCCGTTGAAGAATAACTTGATACGCCGCCTGGTGCGCAACGTGATAGGTGTGTACCGCTCGCAGTCGAAGGAGCCGGTATGCAATGCGCGTGACCGCGATGAGCAGAAGCTTGGTGAGACGATGAGCACTGTGCTGCAATATAATATGCAGCTCAACCGCATGAATGAGTTGTATGCGCGCACGATGGAGGAATATATGGTGGGTGCGTTTGTTGTTCACCGCAAATGGTATGGTTGGCGTAATGACAAGTTGGACTGCTGGACGGACTATGTGAACCCAAACCGTTTCTTTGTTGATACAAACATGCGCGACTTCAGAGGTTGGGACGTGACGTGTTGTGGCGAGATACATGACATATCGTTTGGCGACCTGCTTGGACAGTTTGCTCAGACGCCGTCGGACTATGAACGTCTTGCCAACATATATCGTGCGGCCAACAATATGCGTGGTTTTGTGAGTGCGCGTGCAAGTTTTGGTGTGTCGACGCGTAGGAAGGACATAGACTTTTTGTTGAACACCGACGAGTCGCTTTGCAGGGTGATAGAGGTGTGGCGCAAGGAGACGAAGCCCCGCTACCGATGTCACGATTACAACAATGGTGACGTGTTCAAGATAGACGTGAATGACAAGAAGGCTCTTGTAGACGATGTGAACCAGCAACGTTTGGAACAAGGGTTGTCGTTGGGCATGGCTAAGGAGGACATTCCGTTGGTTAAGGCAGAGTGGTTTGTGGACAGTTATTGGTACTACTACTACCTTACCCCGTTGGGTGACATACTTGCTGAGGGTGAAACGCCTTATGCGCACAAAAGTCACCCCTATGTGTTCAAGGCATATCCGTTCATTGACGGCGAGATACATTCGTTTGTGAGTGATGTGATAGACCAGCAGCGTTATGCGAATCGCCTTGTGACGCTGTATGACTGGATAATGCGTGCGAGTGCGAAGGGCGTGCTGTTGGTTCCGGACGAATGCCTTGGCGACCAGAGTCCTGAGGATTTTGCAGATGCGTGGACTCGATTTAATGGTGTGGTGTTGTATCATGCGAAGCCTGGTGTGCCTGCCCCGACACAGGTGGCAAACAATTCGACAAACATAGGTATTAGCGAGTTGCTTAACTTGCAGTTGAAGTTCTTTGAGGATATAAGCGGTGTGCATGGTGCGCTACAAGGACGTCAGGGTACTACTGGCACGAGTGGCACGTTGTATGCGCAGCAGGCGCAGAATGCAACGACTTCGTTGCTTGACTTGCTGGATTCGTTTTCGCAATTTGTGGTAGATGCCGCATACAAGGACGTGAAGAACATTCAGCAGTTTTATGACCAGAAGCGTACCTTTAACATAGCCGGCCGCCAGGCCACGCAGATTGAGTATGACCCGGAAAAAATTCGTGATACCGAATTTGACTTGAGCATAGTGGAGAGCACGGCCACCCCCGTGTACAGACAGATTGCGAATGACTATCTTGTGCAGTTCTGGCAGTCGGGGCAGATTACCTTGCAGCAGTTGCTTGAGGTGGGCGACTTTACGTTTGCGGACCAGTTGTTGCAGAGCATTAAGAGCCAGCAGCAACAGATGCAGCAGGGACAGACACCAGAAGGTGTGCCGCCAGAGCTGATGCAGCAGGCGCAGAATGGTGCTGACATGAATGCGGTGAACAAGCTGTATGGTGCGATGAAAGGCGAAGACAATGATGAGGCCCAACAGTATGGAGGACCACAAACACCTAATGAGCAATGAACAGTTACTTGATAGATGAGATGGTGAAGGACGTGCGTATAGCAATAGACAACAACACGGAGGATAAGGAGTTGTTGGAATTTGCTGATACTGACACGTTGATGCTGCAAGACATAGTGCGCGCCAAGGTGGTAGATGCTGCCAATATGATAGTGCGCGATGCGCCAGTGGATATGCTTGATGGTGGTGTGGTGGCGGACTTGAAGGGCATGGTGAAACTGAACAAGGTGTATGACACGGACACCATGCAGTATGCAGTGGTGAGGCTTGACAGAAGTTTTATGCGCCTGGTGAGTTTCAGAATGGCTGATTGGAATATGGCTGTGACGGAGGCCATCAGTCCCGACAGTGCTTTGTATGCCATGCAGCGCAGCAGAATAGAGGGTGTGCGTGGCAACAAGGAGCGTCCGGTGGTGGCTGTTGTTCCGTCGAATGTGTCGGGCGGGTATGACCTGGAGGCGTACTCTACGAAGTCGGACAATGCTTTAATGACTTATATGCCGTATGCAAGTTTGTCAAGCGATGGTGCGTCGATTGAGCTGCCCGTTCACTTGTACAGTGCGATTGTGTATGCCACGGCCTATCTGACTGCTTTGGCCTTTGGTGCTGGCGAGCAAGCGGCCAATTTGCTACGTGTAGCACATGAACTTGCGCATATCAGTGATGCGGCACCTGATTATGTGCAACAGCCGCAACAACCATTACAACAAGAAGAGCAATGAAGAAAGATTGGAAAGACATAGAGGGCCATAAGTTCCGCATTGACGTGGGTTCAACATTAAGACAGGCCATGTCGGATGATATGCCTGCCGAGGTGTTGTGCTTTACTACTGACGGGCATATTGTGATGAATGGTTTGGAGTTTCCGGACCTTGATGCAGTGAAGACCGAGCTCAGACGTGAGTTGTTCAGCTACAAGATAGATGAGTCGGTGTTCGGTTTGACTGCTGATATGTCTCGCAATGAGGTGGAGAAGATTATGGATAAGCCGCTATTTGACGAGATAGTTGACGCGATAACCAATGGTAAGACTCTCTATGTTGGTGAAGGATATGTGGACGGCAGGTATAGTGTGGTGCATACTATTACTGGCAAGAACTTTAGGGAGCTGGACTTGACGTATAAGGACAACCGCGTGGTGTTGCGTAATTACGTTCCATTGAGTTCGGTTGAGGTGTACTATGGCGGCGGTTCCCGTTTGTTGAAGCTTGAAAACGATGTTGAAGAGTTGAAGGACCTCCTTACTATGGCTTAGACAGAACCTAATTTTTATAAACAATTAAACTATTAACAGAGATGGCAGAATTGAAAGAAATTGCCGCAGGAACGATGATTGGTTTCTCGGCGAACAAGACGGTGAAAGAAGCGAAGGAAGATACAGCTACCAACCGCGTTGACATCTGTAAGACGAAGGAACTTTACCTGAATGGTGAGCGCGCTGGTGTTACGGACGTTGAGAAGATATTCCTTGAAGAAAACTTGAACACTGATAGCACTGTGAAGGCTTTGAAGGTGAAGACTTCACTTGGCAGCGACATTGAGACTTATGTTAAGAACAATGTGGCAGGTGCTTACAAGTACCAGGGCACGGTAGACAGCCTTGACGAAATCCTTGCAAAGAACTGCACGAAGGGCGATGTGTTCAACGTTCGTGTGAAATTTGTTCTTTCCGGAAGTGATGGAAATGATGGTATTTATGAGGCTGGCACCAATGTGGCTGTGAGAGAGACTTTTGCAGCAGGTAAAGGCAATAAAAGATTGCTTGACCCCTTGGGTGGTATCGTTAACGGCTATGCGACGAAAACTGATTTAGAGACCGGACTTGCGAAGAAGGCTGATAAGGCGATTGTGCTGCCGATTTCAAATTATGTGCCTGGAGGAAAGGTTGAAGAAATTGCAGATGTGTTTGGTTTTGATGTGAACACATCATCAGATACTATTGCCGCATATTTAACTGGTGACCGCAGTTTTGACAAGTTGTTTAACGCCATTCAATCTGGTGTGAATATTTATGGTCAGTATCATCATTATGAAGCCCTTGTTGATATGTCTGAGGCTGGTATAGCTGAGGTATGCAACGTTAAGGCTTATGATTGGTCGGGACAAATAGGTTCTACTCAAAAACAAACGTATAAAGCCATAGAGATGGAACTGGAAGATGTAAAAATAATTATTCAACTTTCAGCTGGAAAATATAAGGCGATTAAAACGGAATCTATTTCGCGTCGTATCTTTAATCTTGAACGCCAGTTGACCTTGGCCTAAGGCATTTTATCATAATTATATAACGAAGCCGCACTATGGCCGGTGTGTCATGGTGCGGCATTATTTTAGTATAGACTATGGCAAAGAAAGATTGGAGCGAGATGGAAGGATTGCCATGGCGGCTTGATGTAGGCTCGACATTGGAAGAGGCCATGCAGTCGGAGAACGGTCAGATGCTGTATGTAACGAAAGATGGCCAAATAGTGATGAATGGTGAGGTGATAGCCAATGATGCTGTACATTACCTTGGCAGTTATTCACTTTCTTCGGGAGGCGAAAATGCTGCAAAGCAGCTGTCGGTAAATTGCTTTACGAAGCCAATACTGCACTATACCATAACGGGCAATAATAATTGGACAGCGTTGGTGCGCCAGGTGCGTACGAACAATACGAATGTGCGTCAGTGGCTGAGGCTCGGTGCTACGCTATACTACCGTGATGTGACGATGAACAGCGACTTTAGTCAGGCTACATCATGCACATCGTGGACGAGGTTGCCGGAGTATGACTCTACGGTGGACAGCCGCATCACCAAGAATCGTGAGGACATTGCGAATAACATTCAGAAAATCAATGCGAACACGACCAGACTGGACGGCATAGATGGTGCAATAGAGTCCTTCGGTGAGAGCATTACAGACCAAGCCTTGCGCATATATAACTTGGAGCACGGCAAACCATTGGCCACCCAATCGGCACCAGGCTTTATGAGCGCAGAAGACAAGGTGAAGGTGGACACGCTGAACGGTGGCATTGCGCAGCAGAAGGACGGCAGTTATAAGACATTGACTGGCAAGGCCGTCATTGAGACGCATTCCAACGTGGTGGGCGAGGAGGTGAGTTTGGCAGACTTTAATAACGCCCAAGCCACTACCTACAATAAAGGTGATGTGATAAACCTATACTATACCAAGGGTGCCTATGGTGTGCTTGCGCAAAAGGATATGCTATGGTTCGGCCGTCGCGTGGTGAGCAGCGACAGCAGCAATGGCACGCTCGTGAAGTATGACTTTAAGACTATTGCCGGTGTGGAGCCTAAAGATGCGTTTAACAGTGATATTACTCTGTACTTCTTGACACTCAAGGGTTATACATCTGCCTTTAGGGGTAGTGCTGGTTATACATTGTACCCATTGAATGTAAGTGCAGTACCCTACTTGCCATCAACAGCAGACAAGGTGCTGCTTGAAAAGATAAAACAGAAACTTGGATTATGACAGACCTGATACAGACTATCAGTTCTATTGTGACAGGTGTGGCGATACCGGTGCTCGGTGTATTCTTGTTCTATGATGCGAAGAAACGTGAGGCTTCTGCCAGGGCCGGAAAGGCTGAGGCAGACAACATCACGCAATATGCTGCACAATGGCAGAAGTTGTATGAAGAGAAGGTGAAGCACGAAGAGGAGCTGAATGAGAAGATTGATGCGCTATATGTGCAGTTGAATGAGCAACGCGATGAAC